TGAACATTTGTTCGGGTTGTTTCATCTTCTTGTAATTCTACTTCTTTAGAATTTTCTACAACTTCTTCAGTAGAGGTATCCTCCAACTCTACTGATGTTGTTTCTTCAATTTCTTGTTGTTGAGCTTCTGCCTGCATGAAACCTCTTCTCCTCTATTACCTTATACATACGAAATATCTTTGGGGTCAAGGATAGTTGCTATAATATTATCGTCATTTATAACACGAACCTCTAATCCTTCTACTTTAAACCGATTTCCCGCATACCTTCCTATAAGAACCCAGTCTTTCTCAGAACACCAGTTACCAGTTGGGAACTTCTGGGAGTCTTTATAAGCATCTGGACCTAGCTTAACGACATATGCAGCAACTGTTGCAAATGCCTCTCTGTCTCTAACTTGGTCTGGAATATATAAACCGCTCTTTGTTTTCTCACTTGGATAGTAAGGAATGATTAACATTCGGTATCCAGTAGGTTGCGGTAGTCTCTCTAAAACAGAACCATCCATTTCGGACGGATCATTTTCGTTTTTGCTTTTGGTTTGATTGTCTCGAAAGCCTGTTTTTATAGCCTTTTTAGCCACATGATCAGGTACATAAAGTTTTTTATTCATCTGCCAACTCAATATTGTTCATTGCTCTTCTAATGGTGTCTTCCATGAAAGCTAAACCTTTGATTTGACCTGTAGCAAATTTATACTCATCAAACGAACCAATATTACCAGTTTCCAAAGAAACTTTAATATCCTCACGCCTCTGACGTAACTCTTTATACAAATAATCAGCTAGGTTTATTGCGTCCATAATAGTCTCCCACTAAATCTTTATACGATTTAACGGGAAAAACAAGTATGTATCCCAATATATTTTACTCTATGTGTAAAAAGGGGGCTAATGCCCCCTAATTAAGCTACGTCATCCAGTAATGCACATACAATTACTTGTGCTGTAGAAGCAGAAGAAATTGCGTGTACGTCAGCAACTGTTGCATTTGGGAACCTACCATAGAAAGACTCGTTAGGACCAATAGTTACAGCTTGAGCTAAACTTGAAGAAACTGTTCCTGCATCAAACGTTACATAAATACTACGGCTGTCTGGATCGACATTTTTAATGTAAATAAACTTTACCTTGTCGGCTGTCGCTACGGCTGTCGGTGCAGTATCGTCATCCACAGCAGTATAGTCTGTGTAATATCCAGCCATTAAATCTGAACTTGCGTTTGATACAGAAGTAAACTTGTAGTACCACTTGTCATTTGCGTCAGCAGGGCTGACTGTTGTTGTGGCTTCGATAGTTTTGGCTATCTCGTCCGGTAGAATTGTGGCCTTCATAACCACTGTTGCTGCATCTGCCATGATTATTCTCCTCTATCAGCTATTTTGCAGATTTCTTGGCGGGAGCCTTTTTCTTGGCTGCAGCCTTCTTTGCGGGTTTCTTCTCCTCTACAGGAACTTCTACCCACGCTTCGTCCACAACCGTATCAGGGTCATCTTTTACATAATGTCCCCTTTCATCACGAGCGCGAACAAATCTAGTTTTTATTGCATTTTCGGTTTCGCGTATCGCACGTTTTGCAGCGCGAATTTGCTCAACCATTTTTTCTCTAACAGATGATGCCATTATCCTGTTCCTTTCATACGGGCACTCAGGGCGGCAATATCTCTTTGAGTTTGTATTCTATCTTCCGCCACTCTAGTTTTGTCAGCAAGAGCCTCTTCTTGAAGCTCTATACGGCGATTAGCCAATTGAGCATCCATCGCTTCACGGTCATATTCAAGCTCTTGCTTTGTCTCAAATTCTTGAGACTTTCGCTCCATGTCTGCCGCTTTTAGCTGTAATTCCTGCTGTCGAATTGCAACCAATGGATCTTGTTCATCTTGAGGCTCTAGCGTCTGTGCATATTGCTCGGTTAGATCTGCAATCAACATAGCTGCTTGACGCTCTATAGCAGGTTGTAACATCTGCATAGCCTCTGGATTTTCTTGTACTTCTGCACCTGCTTGTTCCATTACGATCTGTTGCGCCTGTTGTTCCGCTAACAAACCAATATGTTCTTGAATGTGACCTTGCAATGATAAAGTTGCCTGTGGGTTCATTTGTACAGATGGCGTGGACATAATAGCCAAATGTGTTTCCATATGAGCTTTGTGATCCTGTTGTGGAAACGCTTGAAGCATACCACCAGTCAAAGCCATCTTGTTTTCCATAGCTGGATTCATAGGCTGTGGCTGCGGTGGTGCAGGTAATATTGAATCAATATTATTAATACCTAACGCCTCGTACATCTTTCGATATGCCTGATACAATCCCTGTGGACCGCCATGAATTTGTGGATTTGATTGCACTAATTGTAATTGTGTTTGCGCAAGTGCAATACGTTGAGCCATTGAGAATATGTTAGGATCGCTGACTGGAAGAACATCCACTCTACCATCAAAATCCTGCGCAAATACTTCAGGTCCAAACTCTACTGATGGCATATAAGGATATAACTGCATAGTATCTGAAAATACTTTAGATAACAGCTTAAACTCTATCTTTTGAGAGTAATGCATACGTTTATGAATCGCAGACATAACCTTCGTGCCACGCTCCATAATCGCCATTGTGGTGCCAACAGGTGTTTCACCACTCATTTCACCAACTTTCATGTCAGCCATAGTCGCAAATCGGCGTCCAGCATCTACAAGAGTGCCTAGAAGGTTATACAGAGTACCTGAAGGCTCTTTAAACGGTAAAGGCATCAGGGAGGTGCGTATATCGCTTCCTGCAACGTCTATATCACGAAACTCGCCGGGCTGTATTGGATTGTCTTCATCTCTAATCCTTGCGCCACGGGCTTTAAAACCAGCAGGTAAGTTAGAAAGTGTACCCGCATCAATTAACTGACGTAAAATAGAAGTAGACGCTTGAGCCAAGCCACCAATCATATGTGTTAAGCCAAGACCGTAAAAACCAAGACCGGGCAAGAATTTATAATGCACAAAGTATTTATTGCGCTTTTTCATCATGTCTGCTTCTTCGTAATTCCTACGAATACCAAGAACTTCTCCAGTATCTTCTATAATCGTAACAACATAAGGTAATTTTAAACCGCTTTCAGAACCTGTTTCGTCAAGATCTTCAAAGCCGGGCAGATCTAAATCAGTGTGTATCTCGTATAAAGTAAGCTCATATGAAGAACCGCTAGGATAAACACCCTGCACTTCATTAATAGCTTCCTGTACCTCTGACATATTTTCTGTAGATGAACCATCTTGAGGCAAGTCTACATCACGGTAAAAACCAGCTATTTGTAGCTTTTTAACCTCATTTGAGGCCATCTTAATAATGTGCGTAATTCTAGGAGAAGAAGCCAAATCAGTTGCGCCATAAGGAACCACAAGATCCTCTGCATGTACAAACTGACTAACAGCACGGCCCTTTAAAGGATCGAAATATACCTTTTTAAACGTAGAACCTACAACAGGAAGATAAAATAGCATCTGATCCATCTCAGGATCATACTCTTCCATCTCGTAAGTAATCATATAATTCATATAATCCTTGACACGCTCTGCTTGCTTAATAAGCTGCTCTGATTGCGCACCAACAACTTGCGTTCTTACAGGTCCACTTGCAGGCAACATTTCACGATATGCTTGCGCCTGAAACTGCGTAACACTTTCTGCCAATAATGGATGTATAACGCCAGAAGAACCCTCAAATGGCTCTGCACGATCCTCATATTGCATCCCAAGAAACTCTAAACCGCGCTTATATGTATCCTGCCAGTCCTGTCGAGAAGATATATCGTCATCAATCTCACCAGTTAAATCAGAAGAAATACGACCTAAATCACTATCATCCATAAATTCAGCTAGGTTTGAATCGTGAGATATTTGTGGTACCTCCTCTTCCTCTGCATACTCCCCAATAATTGCAGATCCATCATCAAACTCAAAAACACCGGGATCTTGAGGTAATCCCTCAACCAAAACCTCATCTGGTTGTACCTCTGGAAGTTGTGGGCCTATAATACCGCCCGGACCTGCATCTCTTTCAATAGCCATACCTATTTACCTTTTTGTGTTGGAGCAAAGTCCACTCGACCTTGAGTCGCCGCAAGGGAGCGACTAAAATGGACTGGGAGGTTTCCATCATCCTTCGCTCCAACCTCTTCAAGCTCATTAACAGATTGATTAATACCTGAACTAAGAACTTTTAAATCTATTTTGACAATAGCTGTCATTATCTAACCCCTGAGAACCTCGTCCCTTTTATAGCCGCACCAGCGCCACGACAAACAGCACCACCGCTTTTCATCTTCTTAACAGCACCGCCTTTTTCCATCATTTTAAAATCAGCGCCAGAAATTTTACCATCTTTATTTTTATCAAGCTTTACTTGACCACCAACTAAACCACCATCTTTCATTTTCTTAACCTCTCCACCACTCTTCATACCTAAATCCCTGCGTAAACGAGCTAAGTCTGCATCAGACATCATACCCATTTCACCAGCCTCAAGAGCTTCCAACATACTTGCTCGATCCATCGCACGTTGACGATCATCATCTTCACCCATAATTTTTGCAATAGCAGCTTTTATTGCAGATTTTCTTCCAAAATTCTTTGGTCTAGCTTTTGGTCTTATTGAGTTCTCCATATCAATCTCCTATGATTGTCCTTTGAATTTCGGCCCACGGCCTTTCATAACTGCTCCACCATTTTTCATGGCTCGAACT